GCTCTATCTTTAAACTCGTGAGTCACGAAGAGGCAAACTTATTCTTGGTAAGAGGAAGTTGACTCCTCTTGCCGGTCACCCGGCAACGAACTCTCAGTCGTTCTATGTTTGTTGGATTGAAAAAACTGGAGAAGGCACCAGCGCATTTCGGCACTGGATCTTTGCGTGCTTTTCCTGTTCCGCAGAGCGAGGACAAAGGGATCACCTTCACCACGTTTTTGAAATTTTCATGTTAAATTTTTTATTTTCTTTAGTATTTTCATTAAAAACACAAATTAAAATGCAGATGCAATCTGCGCAACCCACACATCAGCGGTCCCAGCAGACAAATTAGTCAGACCCGTGATGGTGACAGCGTTGGCAGACCCAGTACCTGGTGTGTTGCAGAGAATAACAATCAAGCTGACAGCTGAAGCTGAGCTCACAGCTGAAATACTCGTGGCGGACTGATCCTGAACACAAAATTTTGTCGCCAGATTGGTCCCAAGACCGATAGTCGGCAACACAGTCACGCCATTATTCCACTGCATTGAAACCAAAAAATACCCAACATATGGAAGGATAAAGGTAGTGTTCGTGCCAAGGATGTTCAACGTTGAACCAGCACGCAGCACACCACCGCCAGTTCCGAAAGGTGCGGCTGCCGTAGCAGACGCATTTGGTGCTTCGGATAGGTGCGCACACAACAGGTTGGCACCAAGCGGTGTAGGAAGCTTCGGTTTCAGCAATCTAACGTGGTAAGAAACCCACAATTCGCCGATGACAGCCGCAGCTTGCATTCCAGTAGTCGCCAACTGGAAATTTCCTAAATCATAAAAACGTTGATCAGCACCAACCGGAACAGACGTGGACCGCACGTACATGTTCGACAGAGCATTCAATCGAGGATCACACTCAACCGGATGGAGTGCACTCTGCGAAGGAGCACAACTCGTACTGAATTCATACGCTTCCATTTGCTGTTTCGACGCAAAATTAGCATCGAGAGTGTCATAATTCGTGGCCATAATGACAACTCCCAAAGCCGTATTGGTAGAATTAAGCGCCGTGGCACTCGTGGATTTGAACTCAAAAACGAGACCGAGCATCTCGTATTGCTCAAAATTCACAGCCAGAGCCGAAAGGAACGGAAAGGTTGCAAAAAGTCCGGGATTGATCAAAAAATTCTGCAACACAAATGCAGTTGACCCCGAAATGTCTTGCAAAAACTCACGTTTGGACATGACTATGGAACCATCTGACGCGCTTTTGAAGCTAGGTGGACCGCCCGACCCCATAATAGAGTTAGACTTGACCTTGTAAGCTCCCATTCCGGTGATACTTCCTAAAATACCACCGGCCGCGCGCCCGAGAAAACCACCAGCCAGACCGCCTATCCCAGGGAACATCATGTCTCCGATGATCTGTCCCCCGATACCGCCGACTTCCCCGAGGAGTCCTGGGGCCATCCCTTGAGATTGACGCCGCGCCGCCCTTTTCGGGGCGGCCCGACTCGTGGCCTTTGCAGGCTTTTTCTTCTTGGGAAGGAAGGACCTCTTCCTTTGCGGAATCTTCGGCATTTTCTTTTCGTTGTACTAGTAAACAAGCAGCACAGAAATCACACAAAATTTCTTTTTCTTTCGTCTTTCTAAAACGACAGAACAAACAACTCATACACAATTGTTTTTTAGTACGACCGAGACACTCGGTAAGGGGGGGTACGTGAAGCCCCAGAGAAACCATCTCATCCTGCCCTCAGTCCTCTGCAAGCGCTTAAGCATAATCAACTTCCCCCAAGCGCTGGAACACTGGGTCAAAAAGAAAACCGGGTAACTTATGAACTCCCTGGATCAACTTCTCAACTCGCAGTATTTCCTCATTGCAGATGCCATATCGCGCGCCAATGCTCTCTACAGCAAACTTTCTGTCGACGGAAACCGATGACACTGTCGGTTTGTACCAACCATCTTCAGAGGCGCTAACGACACAGCTCGTTTTTCTCCCAAGCTCTTCCAGCTTATTCAAAAACGGCCCTAGGATAGGATAATCTCTAGGGACTGTTGGCATCGAAGCAGCAATAGCATAGGCAAGGATTGCCAGTCCTTCCTCATAATTCCTGCTGCTGGCGAAACAGCTTATCGGTCTAAGAGTCTTCCCCAACTTCAAAATTTGGGAAGGAAG